GATCGTTATGCTAATTACCATGCGCTTAGTTGTTTCGATGACTTTGTGTTGCCTTCAGAAAATGGCAATTATAAACATATTGCTGGAACCTTTTTGGAAGAGCATGCTATTATTATTTCAACCAGCAGGTTTGAACGTTATGAAGTAATAACACGCCACTGGTTAGCACGCAAAGACATTAAGCCTATTGCCATACTGATGAGGCCTGATGATTATTTTTATCCAACGGTCGATCTCAAGCGTGATCATTATGAACACATAATTAAAACTATTGGAACATTGCCTGCTGAATTACACAAAGTGTATGATGATAATCCTGAAGTGTGCGCGTTGTATCGAGAATTAGGAGTGCCAGTGCGGCAACTCGCTATTAGCAACCCCAATCAATATGAAAGGTGGAAAGATGAAAACAGTGCCAGAGATTCTGGATGATATGAAGAATACATTTGAGCATCGTGGCTCTTTATATAAGGATAACTTTACGCGAATTGGTTATGTGCTGGAAGCATTATTCCCAGAAGGCATTACAATTAAAACGCCAGATGAACACAACCGCTGGCATCTATACTTAATGATGCTGGTGAAAATCACACGCCTTGCTTGTACTGATATAACCCACAGGGATAGTGCGCACGATTGCGCTGTGTACAGCACTATGCTTGAATCAATTATGGATGAATCATGAAATCAATTATTCTCGACACCGAAACAACAGGCCTGATAAAACCGGGTGCGCCGCTGGAACAACAACCGCAGATTATTGAGCTGGGAGCAATACGCATTGATGATGATGGCAAAGTGGCTGATGAGTTAAGCCAACTCATTAATCCGGGCATCGCATTGCCTGAAATCATCACAAAGATAACTGGCGTCACGGATGAACAGCTGGTTGGCATGCCAACCTTTGAAGATTATTTACCACGGCTGATTGATTTTTTTCAATGGCTCCCGATATATACACAGCGGCAAAAGACTGATGTGCTCATCTGTCACAACGCAGCATTTGATGTTGGGATGCTGCGTAATGAATTGATGCGTGCTAAGTGCCTTGACTTCCCATGGCCAAACATAACAGTTTGCACAGTGCAAGAGTACAAAACCTTCATGGGTGGTAAGTGGCCCAAGATGACAGAGCTATACAAAAAAGTTATGGGCAAGGAGCTTGACCAGAAGCATCGTGCGTTGGATGATGTGATTGCTTTAAATGAAATTTTAACCAAGGATAAGTTCTTTGAGAAAGTGAATGGCTAAATGAAACTAATAATCAGATTGCTTGCAGCATATTCACTTTCTATACTTACGGTAAGCATGATAGGGGTGATAGGTCAAAAATTCAATCCAGCTTTTATGGTTCTATCTGTAAGAGATATATTACAAATGGCCTCAACATATAATCTCTATATATGGACCTTCATTTTAGCACCACCTTTGTTTACGCTTTGCACTTATCGTGTTAATTGGTATCAAGTATTTGGAGACCCATATGGCAATGGATATTATTGATGACTGAATGCGCACAGTGTACCGCCAGAGCAACTGATTATTGCATAGACTGTGATGATGATTTATGCAGTGATTGTTGTGCATATGATCATGAATGTGATGAAGTGGTATGCGAAAAATGTTTAACCGATAGAGAAGAAAGGCGTGGTGATGACAAATCCTGATGAACTGCCGTTGAAATGGTTTCATGATTTGCAACTTAAAAAGTTGTCAACGAAAAAGAATGTTGCCAAGGCACATTGGATTGATTTAACAGAAGCACAATTGCTGAAAAGAATCAAAGATGAATACAAGGAACTTTTGCGCGCAATGGTAACAAATGCCAATGCTGATAGCATCATTGATGAATGTGTTGACGTTGCTAATTTTTGCGTTATGTTAGCACACAAACTTCAAATGGAAAGGCAGAATGGTGAGCCACAAAAATGAAATACTACATATCATTCGGACAGATCCATACGCATTCTATCAACAACCAGACCATTGATAAGGATTGCCTTGTGGAAATAGAAGCTGAATCAAAAATGGAAGCGCATGTCAGGGCCATGGATTGGTTCAAAGGAAAGTTCCATAACGTCTATGAGGAATTGCCTGACATGAATTTCTTCCCACGTGGAGTGATTAAGCTGTGATCCAACTACGTATAAGGACTGAATATAGTTTTGGCAAAACCTTTGCGCCAATCGACCGCATTATTGAACGGCTCAAAGAGATAAATTGCACTGCTGCTGGTATGGTTGATGATAGCACATGGGGCCATGTTGCATGGTTCAACGCTTGCACCAAAGCTGCTATCCAGCCTTTGCTGGGGGTGGCGTGCGTTGTCGATGATGACGACATGGCATTAAAAATGTGGTTCCTTGCGAAGAATGCTGATGGGTTGAGCGAGTTGTATCACGCTACAAGTAAAAGCTATCAGCAAATGATAAAAATGAATCGTGGAACTTTGCCGCGCTTATACAAACATGATGTTACGCGTATGAGCAATAACATCTTTAAATTCGCTGGTGACGTTACAGATGGTCCATTTTTGAAAAGCGTTGGTGCTGTTCTTGACTTGAATCCATCAAGTCGCATTCTCAATCATAAGAAAAGGCAATTAGCTGAACGGCATCGAATGCGCTTGGTCGCCACCTCAGATAATTATTATGCGCCAAAAGCAGATGCCCATCCATTTAGCTTCATGCCTAAACCTACGATGAAAACTTCACCACAACACATCCTCAGCCAATTGGATTATCAAGGTAATGCTAAGTTTGTAGCGAAGCAATGTGCTGGATTGTCTTTGCCTATAGCACCAATGGTGCGTGAAGATGGTGATTTGGAAAAAATATGCCGTGGTGGCATTAAATATCGAAAAATGAAATGGACGAAGAAATATGAAGACAGACTGGTGTATGAATTGGATCTGATCAAATCCAAAAATTATGAAAGCTATTTCATTATCGTTGCAGATATGGTACGGTATGCGAAAAAACATATGGTAGTTGGCCCCAGCAGAGGCAGCGCCGCAGGTTCATTAGTCTGTTACCTATCTCGCATAACTGAAATTGATCCCATTGTGCACGGATTATTCTTTGAAAGGTTCATCGACATCAGCCGAAAGGATTTGCCTGATATTGATTTGGACTTTCCCGATAAAAAACGACACTTGGTATTTGAGTACATGGCCAAGAAATATGGCGCCAACAATACTGCTCATATAGGCACCATTGCTAAGTTCCGTCCAAAATCTGCACTCATCCAAGTGTGCAAAGCATTAGGCATCCCACCAGCGGCAACTGCTGCTGTCAAAATGTCTATAATTTGGCGCTCATCAGGCGACACTCGTGCGTCTGATTGCTTAGCTGATACATTCGATTCTACAGAAGCAGGCCAACTATTCATCAAAGAATATCCAGAAGCCAGAACCGCAGCACTTTTGGAAGGACACGCATCGCATACAGGCACGCACGCCGCTGGCCTGTTAGTATGTAATGATGAGATATCCAATTATGCTACGATTGACAACAAAGGCATTGTGCACGTTGAAAAGTATTCAGCAGAACAATTAGGCTTATTGAAAATTGACGTGTTGGGTTTAAGAACACTGGGTGTATTAGAGGATAGCGGCATAGATGTGGATTGGTATAATTTACCATTAGATGATCCTGCTGTATTTAAAGTATTCAATGAAATGCGACTATGTGGGATATTCCAATTTGAAGGCACTGCGATGCGCCAAGTCACTAAACAATTAGGGAATGTTCGCAGCATCATTGACGTTGATGCCATCACAGCATTAGCCAGACCAGGCCCATTTGGTGGCGGTGTAACACACGAATACCTTGAACGTGCTACTGGTAAACCATTCCAACCAATCCATCCTTTGGTAGAAAAATATATGGATGAGACTTATCAACTGCCGATTTACCAAGAGCAAACATTATCGTTGGTGCGAGAAATTGGGTGCTTTGATTGGGAACAGGCTGCAATAGTTCGAAAGGCTCTGTCAAAAAGCCTTGGCGTTGAATACTTCAAATATCAAGGTGAGCAATTTATCAAAGGTGCTATGTCATTAGGAATTGAAGAGCCTATTGCGCAAAAGATTTGGGATATGATTAACGCAATGGGGGCATGGCAAATGAACAAGGCACATACTCGCAGTTATGCGGTCATCAGCTATTGGTGTGCTTATTTAAAGGCATACCATCCGCTTGAATTCGCTGCTGCTACGTTGCGCAACGAGCCTTATGAGGATGCGTCTATTCTGTTGTTGCGTGAAATGAAACAGGAAGGCATTCATCACGTGCCATTTGATTTTGACAAATCATTTGAAGATTGGTCGGTGCAAGATGGAAAGCTATATGGTGGTTTTACTGCTTTGAAAGGCATTGGCCCATCAAAAGCGGCAAAATTTATAAAAGCACGGGATGCTGGTGAATCCTTAACACCTAAACAAATGGCTGCTATCAATAATGCTGGCAATCCATATAACAATATATTTCCATTCCATACTAATTACCAGCATCTATATGATGACCCTCAAAGTAATGGCATAGCTGGTGAAATAAGC